CTCATTACACGGTTTCTTTTTGTGGAAAATTGCAATTATTTAACGCGCGCAAAGGGTTTATTCTAATATCCATAACAACGCCCGCGGCTAAATCCTTAAAACGTTCTGTAAATGGCTTTAAAAGAAAATCGCTTGTAACTTCTAAATCTTCATTTTCTGCCAAAGCCGCGGCAATATCAGCCGCTATTTGAATCATATCAGATTGCACCGCTATTGTGTCGCTGCCGTCGTCTTTTACCATGTCGGCAAACACAATAGAAAAACTGTAAGAAAGTGTATTACCGGAAAAAGGCACGTTGTTTAAAACCGCCCACATAATCGGATATTTTACGGCCTTGCTTGCTGCATAGTTAGCAAGATCGCCCGCGCCGAAATCATTTAACATCAAATGGTTATCGGCTAAAGGTTTTAAGATATTATATAAAACGCTGTTTAAACTCATTACTTACCTAAGTATATGCCGACCTGATATGTTTCTTTTTGTGGTGCATCTTTACAGCTTTGAAACTCACTATATTCCGGGAAATTGGAAACGTTCTTTGAAATATAATCAGTCAACTTTCCAGCGCGCCAAACAATTTTTGATTTATAAAAATCAGATATTTTTTGAAGGTCTTTAAATTCTGCATTTAATACCGAAGATTGCGCACCGCCCGGTGTATGCGTAATTATTCCCGCAGGCGAAAAACGATAGTTGCCGGTAAAAACCAGATCAGTTAAAACCCCATAAATCAAAACCGGAGCAATATAATCAGTAACTAAATCCTTGTAATTGCCTGCTAAGGTTCCCGCCTCAATGTCATTTTGTATCTTCTCAAATAAAGCCGTACCTAAAATCGGTTCTACGTGCATTTCCTGCACATCTTTTATTAAAGGCAAAATAACCGCCGGGCTTATATTTTCCGGTACTTCGCTGTTTTGCGTTAAGGTTTTATAAGATATTAAAAGTGTGTTTTTCATTCGTTTACTGTTTTAGAAATTACCGTATTTGTTTGCCAATAGTGACGGCAATATGGCCGCGCTTCTTTTGATCCCGGCGGCCTGTACCATCGGCCGCGCCTGTGCCAAACTGAATAACCTAATTGCGCGGAAATATCCTCAATATCTTGCCGGGAATAAAGCCTGTCTAGTTCTAAAACTCTTTTACAAAAAGGCCGGTTTCTACTGTCTTGTATTCCTTCGTACGAATACATAACTTTTACGGAGGTTGTTTCCTTGCCGCCGTTATCAATTATATCGCGCGCGTCCGCCGTAGGTGTCCTTTTTGTTTCGGTTCCTTGTGTTTGTACGTCTATCAATCCGTCGGCCTGTAATCCCTTTAAAATGCCATTTACGACGGTTTTGGAAACTTGCAAGGTTGCTGCTATTTCCTCCGGGGTTGCCGCCGGGGTTTCTGTCAAAATATCAATTACCTTTTTTTGTTGCTTTGTTAGGCTTTGGACGGTTGCGAAATAATGGTTATGAAATTGAAAATCATTTTCATAATCCCCGCGCCTGCTTTCGATAATTTCATACTCATTCCTGCTTTGCCCAAACGCGCTAAAAACCGCCGCGTCTTTTTCATCGTCTAAATTATCTTCAAACTTTGAAGGCAAAGCAGGAGGCGCCGGGGTTGTGGCTTGCTCTTGTGTCTTTGGCTTTTTGCCGAGCGTTTCTCTTATTTCGTCTTCGGTTAACACTTTTGCAATAGTTCCCTCGCTGAATTGAACGCCAACCGGCTCACCTTTTTGGATATAAATTTCGTTTAGGTTATTTGGTTTTAAAATCTTATTAATTGATTTTTCCAGTAACTTTCTTTTTGTGCTGCAATAGGTGTTTTGGAAAAGTTCAAACGCGTCGCGCAATTCATCGTTTGAGGAAAAGAAAGAATCTGTTTTAATACCAAATAGCGCCGGGCTTGTTACCCTATGAGAGGAAAAAATTTGTGTTTCCGTGGTCTTCTCCAAAAGGTCAAAATGTTTGTCCAAATCCGTTCCCGAAAGGTCTAAAACGGTCGGTGCATTTTCACCGCTTTTATTGAAAGATAACATTATCTTGCCTGCATTTTGGGAGCCTGCAAATTTGGTGTTTACTTTCTTTTCGATTGTCTTTTGATCTTCCGGAGAAGGCACGCCGTTATTAAAGTTTATTAACTTGCTCGCAAACATTCCATTTGTAATGCCGTTTAAATGGTATTCACCTATTTTAATATCTATCATTATGTAACGCAAAGCAGGAAAGTAATTCGGCTTTGGATAAGTGTTTATGCTTGGCGTGTATTCTTTTACAAAAAATACCTGTTTGCCGCCGGGCTTGCTTGCATTATAGGCGTCTAATACTTCTATTTCCACTTTGCTATTTTCGTACGGCTTGCCGTCGGCTGTATAAGATAACCAGTTTTCAGAATAGAAAAACTGGCTCAAATCTTCGTTTGCGCGCGTCTTACTATAATCTAAATGGTAAATTTCAGAAACTTCTTTTTTCTTATTGTATAGTACCTGAAAATAACCGCCGCCGAAAACTTCTACATCTAAAGCAACCTTTGCGCAAACATCTCCTAAACTTTCGCCGTCGTTATTACAGTTATCAATAAACGCAAAGCCATTACCCATAATAAAATCGGCCTTACCGCGCACGATTGCGCCGTGTTTGCCGGACTTATCAAACATATCTAACAAGTAGTTAGGATAGTCGTTTTTTTCGCCATACTTCACGTAATTTTTGCCGCCTTTATTTACACTTGTAACCGGCTGCTTTACGTCTTCAAAAGTCATTTTAATAACTTCTAAATTATTCTCCATACTCAATAAAATTTGTTTGTAAATAAGTTTCTTTAAAAATTGCCGATTCAGTTGCTACGAATAGCCGCCCGTTTTCAACAATGCTGCCGCTTTTGCTTTCATCTAAATTTGCCTCGTCGGTTTGCTCGTAAACGTCAAAACCATACCATCCGGGAAAGTCGAAAAACGTATCGTTAATGTCAAATAAATTATACCTTTCTTTACGCGTGGACGTGTCGGTTAAAACTACTTTTTTAATAGTATTTGTCATTGAATGAGTAAAGACAAAAAGATAGTAAGGATTGATAAGCGTGCCGCGCTCCGTGCACGTCAAACCGAACTTTTGCACGCCTTTGTTTTGCTCTATTCGCACCATGTAAATAGGTATAAAAAAACCCTTTCTGTATTACAAAAAGGGTTTTAGGATATTGGAATTAAAAAAAAACTAAACCGCAGCAACCAATAACGTCGCTACAATAGTCGGATCAACATGGCTGCAATCTTTTTCCTCGCCTGTAAATTGCAAGTCATAACCGTTCCTGTCAGCGCCCGCCGTACCAGATGCCATTGTACCGCCGGAAACGTCCAAACCGTTTTCTTTTCCGAGCAAAATAACTTCGCCGTTCCTGTCTTCAACAATAGCAACAACCGAAGAGGTGGCCAAAGCGTGAACCGTTTTCGACGTTGCCGCCTTGATTTTATTGAAAACCAAAGTCAACGCCTGTGCATAAAAAAACGTACCGTTTGCCGGGTTTGAAGTGTAGGTATTCACGAAGTTTGACGTACTTTTTACCAAAGCGAAGTCGTAAAACATTTTCCCGGTTTTTATCTTTATTCCGGTAATAATGCCGTCAACGCCCACCGTGTAGCTTTCAATATTATTTTTGGCGATTAGCCGAACCCTTGCAAGGCCGCCTAAACTGTCCTTATTACAGTCTATTGTATAACCGCCATCTATTGTTGCACAACTCATAAATAAATTAATTAAAAAGATTAAAAAAAGGCCGCAGCACCATGCTTCACGGCCTGTTTATTTTTTAGGATTACGGTTTCAATTTGAAAGAAACAATTTCCTCAGGAAATGCAACCTGTACACCTGCTTTAAACTTAGCAGAAAAACGTACCTCTTCCGCTTCCGGTGCATATTTCAGCTCGAATTTTTCAGTTTCTTCCAGCAAATCAGTAGCAAAATACATGTTGCCCCAATGGCTGCCGAAAATCCTTTTTGTACCGTTCAAGCCGGGAGTAGCAATGATTTTCATATTTGTACCGAAAAACACATCTTCGCCGGGGGTAGTTGTCACACTGTAATTGAACAAATTCAAATCCT